TTTTTATGTTGGGGGAGGCGGCACTGTTTACGCCACCAACACCACCATCAGCGCAATCTCTGACCAGCGTCTGAAAGAGAACATTCAAGACCTTGATGTCGGCCTTGACAAAATCATGGCGCTCAAGCCTCGCAAGTTTGATTGGAAATCCGGCAAGGGCAAGGACATCAAGGGTGACCGTGGCTGGATTGCTCAGGAGTTTGAGCAAGTCTTCCCCGACATGATCGACACATGGAAGGACGAAGCTCCTGAAGGCGAGGAGCCTTACAAGTCGGTTCGTGCTGACCTAATCCCTGTGCTTGTTAAAGCCATCCAAGAACTCAAAGCAGAATTTGACGCTTACAAAGCAACCCACCCCTGAAAGGAAAAACCATGACCACCTGGACAATCGACAACCTCGACCGCCGCACCTCTGACGGCTTTGTCACCACCGCGCACTGGCGTGCCACTGCCGTAGACGGCGACCATAGCGCCTCTGTCTATGCCACCTGCTCATGGAGCGAAGGCCAGCCCAACGTGCCCTATGCCAACCTGACCGAGCAGCAGGTGCTGGCGTGGGTCTGGGAGAGCGTGGACAAGGCTGCAACTGAGGCGGCTTTGGCTGCACAGATTGAGGCTCAGAAGAACCCTGTTGTTGCCAGCGGCACTCCTTGGTAATGGCAAGCCACCAGCCCATGATGGTGGCATCTTGAAGGAGAAACAGAATGGGCAATAACAAAGACCCCCAGACTGTGAGCATTGAAGGCAAAGAGTACAACCTTGACGACTTCACGCAGGAGCAGCGAGTGATGCTTGAACACTGCATGGACTTGGACAGGAAGATCGGCTCTTGTCAATTTCAATTCGATCAACTCAGGGTCGGCAAGGACGCATTCTTGAAGATGCTCCGGCAATCCTTGGAATCAACCGTCAAAGCTGAAGACTGAAAATGACCACCATTGACGCGACAGAAGCACGACTGTCTACTCACGAAGAAATCTGTGCATTACGGTACGAGCAGATCAATGCCCGCCTTAAACGCATTGAAGGAATCATGATGCGGACTGCTGGCGTGATGCTTGTGTCGATGGCTGGGACTATCTTCGCTGCGATTTGGATTTCAAAATGATTCCGAAAGACAAGCTACAGCATCTGGCAATGGGAGTGGGCGCAACCGCTGTGTTGGTTGCTGTCCACTATTTGCCAGTAGGCTGGGCTGTCGCAATCGGTGGGATCGTTTTTGGCCTGTTCTATGAGTATCAGCAGTGGTATCGCAAAGAAGGTCAGCCTGATGTTTGGGACGCTATTGCGACGGCGCTGCCTGGAATAATTGTCGGACTTACGCTAGAGTTGATGACATGATTGATCCAATCAGCGCCCTGGCAGCAGTATCTTCAGCCGTAGCCCTTGTCAAAAAGGTTGCCGAAACGGTTGACGATGTTGCATCGCTTGGGCCTGTTTTGGGTAAGTACTTTGACGCCAAAGCCGAAGCTATTGAGGTTGTAGAGAAATCTAAACAAGGCGAATTTAAGGGATCTGCGCTGGGCAAAGCTATCGAACTAGAAATGGCGATTGAGCAAGCCAAGCAGTTTGAAGAGCAGATCAAGATGTTGTTCTTCCAGAGCAACAAGATGGACGTATGGATGCGTATAGCGGCTAGGGCGCAGCAGATGGAAGTTCAGGCTGCACACGCTGCTAGGCGTAGAAAAGAGGCTGAGAAGCGCAAAAAACAGGAAATGGACGAGCTTTTCATCATAATTGGTGGTTTGATGATAGCTATAGGATCTATTTCTGTGGTTGTTTGGGCTGTTCTTGAAGGAATGAATCAGTGACCCCAGAGTTACAGCGTTACTACGAAGACCGATTTGACCTATTTTCCCAGCCTGGGTGGATAGATTTAATGGAAGATGTTGACAATATGTTGGCATCTATGAACAATGTAAGTAGTATCCCTGACGAGAAGGCTTTACAATTCCGCAAGGGTGAGATTTCCATTCTTACTTGGCTAAAAACCTTGAAAAAGGTCAGCGAAGACGCATACGAGGACTTGAATGCGAAGAATGTATGAATTTGTCTGCAAATGCGGACAGCGCACTGAGAAGCTAGTTGGTTATGAGACAGCTACTGTTCAGTGTGGATGTGGTGGTATCGCCCATCGCATCATGAGTGCTCCTAAATTCAAACTTGAGGGGTGGTCTGGGCACTTTCCGAGCGAACACGGTCGGTTTGAGCGTAAACACATCGAAAAGTTGAAAGCGGAGCGCAAAGCCAACTCATAAGTCATTGGACCGAGTTGAATCTCCTACAACCATTTTTGGCAGGAAAACATATGCTGATTGACAAAGAACCTGAAGAGCTAGGCGAACTCCAAGTCGAGGAATCAAAAAACGAGCTTCCTGAAAAATACAGGGATAAAAGTCTCGAAGAGATCATTCGGATGCACCAAGAGGCTGAAAAGCTAATTGGTAAACAGGCCCAAGAGGTCGGTGAGGTCCGAAAACTCGCAGATGAGCTTATAAAGCAGAATATCGGTTCCAAGCAACCAGCAAAACAGGAAGAACCTGAAGTAGACTTCTTTGAGAATCCTCAAAAGGCGGTTCAGGCGACCATAGAAAAGCATCCTGATGTCCTTGCTGCCCGTCAGGCCAGCATGGAGTTCAAGAAGCTGCAAATTCAGCAGAAGCTGACGCAGGAGCATCCTGATTACCAACAGGTAGTTGGAGATGCAGACTTCCAGAACTGGGTGAAAGGTTCATCCGTTCGGTTGGCGCTCTATGCAAAAGCAGATGCGGAGTTTGACTATGATTCTGCCAACGAACTGTTGTCTACCTTCAAGCAACTTCGCGGGGTGAAGTCCAAGCAAGCAGAGCAAGCAAGCGATGCTAGCAGGGCTAAATCAATGAAAGCCGCGCAAGTTGATGTTGGTGGATCTGGAGAGAGTTCAAAAAGGGTGTATCGACGTGCCGACCTGATTCGGCTAAAAATGACGGACCCTGCTAGGTACGAGGCTTTGAGTGATGAGATCATGCAAGCCTATGCCGAGGGGCGAGTCAAGTAAACAACCTTTGTTTCTTGGAGATTTAACATGGCAAACACTGCTTTCGCACCTAACAATGCGGTTACGACCACTTCCGCAGCTAACTTCATCCCCGAAATTTGGAGTGATGAGATTGTTGCTGCCTTTAAAAAGAACCTCGTTCTGGCCAATCTGGTCAAGCGTATGTCTTTCAAAGGCAAGAAGGGTGACACCGTTAACATCCCGTCGCCCGCTCGTGGCACCGCCAACGCTAAGGTGGCTACCGATGCCGTTACTCTGATTGCAGAGAGCGACACCAACATTCAAGTGCTGATCAACAAGCACTTTGAGTACAGCCGCTTGATCGAGGACATCGTTGAAGTGCAAGCCCTGACCAGCCTGCGCGCTTTCTACACGGAAGACGCTGGTTACGCCCTGGCTCGTCGCATGGATACCGATCTGGTCCAGCTTGGTCGTTACTTCAACGGCGCAACCGTTGGCACCAACGACTATGCCACCAGCAATAGCTCGACCAAGGCGTTCATCGGCTCTGATGGTACGACTGCTTACAACAGCACCTCGTCCAACGCTGCCGCTCTGACTGATGCTGCTATCCGCCGCACCATTCAGCGTCTGGATGACAACGATGTTCCTATGGACGGTCGTTTCTTCCTGATCCCCCCGTCGAGCCGCAACACCCTGATGGGTCTGGCCCGTTATACCGAGCAAGCATTCGTTGGCAACGGCGATGCTATCCGCAATGGTGAGATCGGCCAACTGTACGGCATGGCAGTGTTCTCTTCGTCGAACGCTGACACTGGCGCTGGAAATGGTGGCGCTGACCGTATCTGCTTGATGGGCCACCGCGATGCGATGGTTCTGGTTGAGCAGCTTGGCATCCGTTCGCAGACTCAGTACAAGCAAGAGTACCTGGGTACTTTGTTCACCGCTGACACGATCTACGGTGTGAAGGCTTTGCGTACCAACGCTACCAGCACTGCTGCTGACGCTTCCGCTGCTTTTGCCCTGGCTGTTCCGGCCTAATTGCAGTTGTCCCCTCCCCTTCGGGGGAGGGATCTTTTTCTTATAGGAGATTGAAATGGCTGCTGCAACCGCTGTTGTTTCCCGTCGTGGAAACGATCAATTCCGGGGCTTGTTCTCGGACACCTGGGAAGTGCAATGTACCCTTGACGCTGGCGCAGTTTCGGCTGGTGCTACCGACACGGATACGGTCACTGTTCCTGGCGTAGCACTGGGTGATATGGTTATCGGTTTTTCGCACGGTGTTAGCGAGGCTGGTCTGGTGAAACGGGCTTATGTTTCTGCTGCTAATACGGTGACTATCGTTACCTACAACCCGACTGCCGGTTCTGTGAATCTGGCATCGACCACTGTTACGCTCGTTATCGGGCGTGCTGTGTAAGGACGGGGGGCCACAAGCCCCCTGTTTTTTTCTTTGGAGGTGTAAATGGTTCCTCAGACTTTTCCCTCTAACAACGGGAAGATGGTTGTTTTCAAGATCACGACCCTCACAGGTCTGACTCGCTGGTCAGATTACATCCCCGTCAAAACTGCTGGCTCCCCTGGAATTCTCAATTCCTACGATGGGAACATTGATGCAGACATCCTTGGGTCAGTTACAGGTAAGAAAGCCTGGATTGACTACATCCCTGTTTACGAAGACGCATCAGCAACCAAAGCATGGCTTGTGAGTGCTGATGGGTACATTCCTATTTACGGATAAGACAATGGCAACTTTTCGTTGTTTGGCAAGTGGTAACACGGTGACGTTCACTTACACGCACGACATTGAGTCCATGAAGGGTCATTCTGGCTATGTTCGCGTCAATGAGCCAGAAGAAGATGAGAAACAGGAAGAAAGTCGTCCTCTTCCTATGACTGCGCCAGTAGCAGCCAAAAAGCCTGGACGCCCACCTAAGCAGCAAAAAGGCACCTAGCATGGGTATGCTTTCAGGGGCTGTGTGCCCAATAGCTACACAAGACGTTCATGTCAACCTCAAGAACCGCAACCATGCGTTCAAGGAGTATGGCTATGGACCGCCCAATCCTGACGAGCCAAACGATGCTTTTTGGCTGAAAAAGGCCAAGATGTATAACGCTCCCACCGAAGCGATCAAGGGGATGCGTTGTGGAAACTGTGCCGCCTTCATCCAGACGCCAAAAATGATGCAGTGCATCATAGGTGGACTGGAAAAAGATGAAAATGAGGGCGAATTGTCTTACGATGAGGAGTTTGTTGCAGCAGCCGATCTTGGTTACTGCGACTTATTCCAGTTCACTTGTGCAGCGGCCCGCACTTGTGATGCTTGGAAGTCTGGTGGGCCTATCACAAAGGATTGATCATGTACGGTAAAGCACCCAAAATGGAAAAGAAGTCTGGCAAGAAAATGGGTATGCCTGTAGCAATTATGGTTGCTGTTGGCAAGCCTAAAGCCATGCCAAAAGCTATGAAAGCACCCAAAATGGTCAAAAAGATGGGCCGTGGCAAATGAAAAAGACCAAAGCTGAGAAAAAGATCAGCAAGGTCATGCGTGAGTACAAGGCTGGTACGCTGCACTCCGGAAAAGGTGGCCCTGTTGTCAAGAGTCCTAAACAGGCAGTGGCAATTGCACTTTCTGAGGCCGGTAAAGCCCGGAAGAAGAAGTGAAAGAGGTCTGGGATAAAAAGCGTCCGAAGTCTTTGGGCGCTTCAAAGCCTCTAACTCCCGCCAAGAAGGCTGCTGCTAAGAAGATGGCTAAGGCTGCTGGTCGGCTTTACCCCAATCTTATTGACAATATGCGTGCGGCGAGGAAGAAATGAAAAGCCCTGCCTGGACTCGGAAAGAGGGCAAAAACCCTGCTGGAGGGCTTAACGCCAAAGGCAGAAAGTCCTATAATGAATCTACAGGCGGGAACCTCAAACCTCCCGTCAAATCAGGCGATAACCCGCGACGGGCCTCCTTCCTAGCGCGTATGGGCAATATGCCCGGGCCTGAGTACAAGAATGGCGAACCCACTCGCCTTCTACTGTCCCTCCGAGCCTGGGGCGCATCGTCCAAAGCAGATGCACGGTCGAAAGCTAAGGCAATCTCAGCGAGGAACAAGAAGTGAGGCCACTATCGGTTGGTAGAAATTTAACTGCTGCTACAACTACAACGTTGTACACAGTACCAACTGGCTATTACGCTAGGTGTGTTCTTTTGCACGCATCGAATAATGGTGGCTCGAACAAGCATGTAAGTTTTAGCTGGTATGACGCAAGTGCTGCGGAAACAATACCGATTACAACTGAATACACACTTACTGCTAAATCGACGCTTGCTGAGATTGATGTAAACCAGTACTTTGTCTTAGAAGAGGGTGACTACATAACTACGATTTCAGAATCTGGTTCGACTATTTCTGTCATCGCAACCTTTGAAGAAACAGGATTGACACGGCAATGACCTATCTTGAATTGATCAATGACGTACTGATCCGGTTGCGTGAGACTACCGTATCGACAAGTACTGAAACGGCCTACTCTACGCTGATTGGCAAGTTTGTCAATGATGCCAAGCGGCAGATTGAAGATTCGTACGCCTGGAACGTACTGGGCCAGACCTTGACGTTCAACACGGTTTCTGGCACCTACATCTACTCAATGACTGGTGCTGGTCAGAAGTTTCAGGTCATGGATGCTATCAACGTAACTTCCAACGTTGGTTTGCGGAACATCAGTTTTGTAGAAATGAATCGTCTACAGAACTTCACAACCCCTATCTCTGGCATTCCAGAGGCTTATGCGTTTGATGGAGTTGATGGAAGCGGAGATACCAAAGTAGTTCTCTACGCTCGTCCTGACAACGTGTACACAATGCAGTTCAGCTTGACGGTGCCTCAGGCCACTTTGTCGTCTGACAGCACATCTGTACTGGTACCTGACGTTCTGGTTGCCCAGAATGCCTACGCTCGTGCCTTGGTGGAGCGCGGGGAAGATGGTGGGTTAGCTTCATCTGAGGCTTACCAGCTTTATAGAGCCATGCTAGCAGATTACATTGCTCTTGAAAGCACTCGTTATCCCGAGAACCAAGAATTTGTTGCGGTATGAGCGAACAGCTTCAGATTGCCAGCATTTCAGCGCCGGGATTCTTCGGCCTGAACACTCAAGACTCGCCTCTTGATCTGGCGGCTGGCTTTGCTCTTGTTGCGACGAACTGCATCATTGACCAGTATGGACGAGTTGGCTCTCGCAAAGGTTGGTCTAAGGTCAACAGTTCTTCTGGCAATCTTGGTTCTAACCCTGTTGGTGTGATCCATGAGCTTGTGCAGTCTGACGGCACTCTGACTATCCTGTTCGCTGGCAATAGCAAGCTGTTCAAGCTCGATGGCTCTAATGCGGTAGTGGAATTGACGTACGGGGGGGGTGGTTCCGCTCCTACGATCACTGCAAACAACTGGTCATGTGCTTCCCTTAATGGGATTACCTACTTCTTCCAGACGGGTCATGATCCCTTGATTTACGACCCTGCTGTTAGCACAACAACCTATCGCAGGGTGAGTGAGAAGACTGGCTATGTGGCTACCGTCCCCAGCGCAAACATCGCCCTGTCGGCTTTTGGTCGCTTGTGGGTGGCGAATACGTCAACGATCAAGAATACGGTCTACTTCTCTGACTTGCTGGCAGGCCATGTGTGGTCTACGGGCACGGCTGGCTCATTGAATGTGGACAGGATTTGGCCCAATGGTCCTGACGAAATCCAAGGTCTTGCTGCCCACAATGGCTTCTTGATCATCTTTGGTAAGCGGCAGATTCTGGTTTACCAAGATGCCACCACTCCCTCGACCATGCAGTTGAGTGACACGGTTGGAGGAATTGGGTGTATCGCAAGGGATACGATTCAGACAACTGGCAAGGATGTGTTGTTTTTATCCAACAGTGGTGTCAGATCGTTTGCCAGAACAATCATCGAAAAGTCTGCACCTCTTGGAGATTTGTCTAAGAACGTGCGTAACGATCTTATGGACATTGTTGCTGGCGAAACACTTGCCAACATCAAGTCTGTGTATTCTGAAAAAGAAGCCTTCTATCTGATAACACTGCCTTCTGTCAAAGAGGTCTATTGCTTTGACACCAGGGGACAACTACAGGATGGCTCTTTTAGGGTAACGATTTGGGACTCTATAGAACCAACTGCATTGTTATCACGCAGGAATGGTGATGTTCTAATTGGCAAGACTGGGTACATTGGTAAATACGGCACCTATCAAGATGATGGTGTAGCGTACAGGATGCTGTATTACACCAATCATGCCGACCTTGGTAACGCAAATGTTACTTCGATACTGAAGAAGTTGAAGGCTACTGTCATTGGCGGCACGAATCAAACGGTCACAATGAAGTGGGGCTTTGATCTGTTGACCAACTACCAGTCTGCCAATTCAACGATTCCTGTCCAAGGTATTTCTGAGTATGGTGTTGCCGAGTATGGTGCAAACGGAGTTCCGGTTGCTTACTACTCTGAAGGTGTTTTGATGCAGCAACTTTCTGTTCCTGCAACAGGAAGTGGCAAGATTGTTCAAACTGGTTACGAATCTGATATCAATGGATCTTCATTGTCTATCCAAAGGATAGAGATTCAGTACAAAGATGGGAGATTGTCGTGAGTAATTACACCAAGAGCACTAATTTTGCGACCAAAGATGCGCTGGCATCAGGCAATCCTTTGAAGATTGTCAAAGGCACTGAGATTGACACTGAGTTCAACAATATTGCCACCGCAATTTCATCAAAAGCAGATTCATCTGGGGCAACTCTTACTGGAGCAACTCTTAGTAGTCCTACATTGACAAGCCCAGTTCTAGGAACCCCTAGTTCCGGAACATTGTCTAACTGCACTGGACTGCCAGTTAGCACCGGAGTTTCTGGTCTAGGAACCAATGTTGCAACTGCATTGGCAGTTAATGTTGGATCTTCTGGTGCTGTTGTTGTCAATGGTGGTGCACTTGGTACGCCGAGTTCTGGAACATTGACTAATGCCACTGGCCTTCCATTGACCACTGGAGTTACAGGTACTTTGCCAGTTGCAAATGGTGGAACTGGAGTTACGAGTGTTGGTGCAAGTGGGAATGTTCTAACCAGCAATGGATCTGCTTGGGTTTCATCTGCTCCTAGTGGCTGGAACGTCACCTATGTTAGTACATCGTACAACTCTGGTGATTCATACACACTGCCAGCTAACTGTATTGGTATCTATGTATGGTGCCAAATATCTGGCTCCGGAAACAATGGCGGTAAAGGCAAGGTTACCGTTAAAAATAGTGGTGGATCAACGATTGGAACCATTTTTGTCAGCGGAACAAACTTGAATCAAGGAGCAGATGGTGGCTCTGGGATGACGGATGGATCTGGAACATTTATTCCAATCTCTTCATCTGCATCATCTGTAACATTTGAAATTTTTGACAACAGTGTTGGCGGATCGTTTATTTTGCAAGCATATATCACAAAATAATTTTAATAAGATATATGAAAAGCGAAGAATGGCTTAGAGAGAATTTTGTCAGTGTCTTTGAATTGCCAAATGCTGCGGTTGAATGGTTGTTGATGCTTTGGGATGCGATTCAGGTCTTTGATGATGTTGCTGATGGAGATGAAGTTAAACGCAATGATCTGGATGTGGTGATTTGGAACACATTGGTTGGGATGAGCCAGAATCAGTTCTGGCAAGCCAATGCGAATAGCTTGATGCCTGTTGTGGCAACGATGGTGTTGAAGTGGCAGGCTTCAGATGAGGCAGAGCGAGATGGCAAAGCAGATGCCAAATCGTATATGTGGAGAGCAGGTTATTACGATGTTGTTTTGATGGTTGTGACGCTCTGTCATCCAGCAAAACGTGCGAAAGAACTTTCTCGTTATGTCATGGAGTTGTACGGCGAGAAATTTGAGGACTATATGAAGGAGTTTGATCATGCCTAATCCAGTAGCCGCGCTTGCTGGTGGTTCAATCGTAGGCGGTGTCTTACAGGGTCGGTCAGCAGAGCGAGCCGCACGAACTGCTGCTGCCGCAGAGCTTGAGGCTGGACGACTAGCTGCTGAAGAAGCACGTTTTCGACCAGTAGGAATCACGACTCGATTTGGTCAGTCTGCATTTCAGACCGATGATCAGGGCCGGGTAACGGGCGCTGGTTACGAGCTTTCTCCTGAGCTTCGTGCCTATCAAGACCGCCTTATGGGCTTGACAGGCATGGGTTTGACCCAGGCTGAGGCTGCTCCTGGCTTGTACCAACCTCTGATGGCTGCTGCTCCTGGCCTGTTTGGACTGGCTCAGGGCTATCTGGCAGAGACTCCGCAACAGGCTGCTCAACAGTACATGGCGCGTCAGCAAGAACTGCTGGCTCCTGGCCGTGAGAGGGCGCTCTCACAACTCCAAAACCGTCTGTTCCAAACTGGCCGTGAGGGATTGGCTGTTGGTGCGACTGGTGCCCGTCCTAGTGGCGCTGCTGGCCTTGGAGCCGCATCTCCTGAGATGGAGGCTTACTACAACGCTCTGGCTCAACAAGAAGCTCAACTTGCTGCACAAGCGCAACAGGCTGGCATGGAGCAGACCAAATTTGGTGCTGGTTTGTTTGGTACTGGTGCTGAGTTGCTACGAGGCGCTTATCAGGGTCAAATCGGTGCCTTGGCTCCGTTTGAGGCGTATCTTGCACAGTCGAAGGCACTTGAAGCTCTTGGACAGCAACCTCTTGGTCTTGGCATTGACATCGGCGCTAAAGGCCAAAGCACTGGTGCTGCTCAGGCATTGTTGGCTAGTGGTACTGGCGCTGCAAGGTCGCTGGAGGCGGCTAACGCATTCAATCCGTTTGCTACTGCGCTGACGATGGGATCTAGAAATCCTGCTTTTGCAACAGGAATAGGCAATTTCTTTGGAGGCGGTGCACAGGCTGCATTCTCTCAAACTGGACTAGGACAGTCTGGATTTGGAACTGGAATGGCTTACGGAAATCAAGATTACGGTCTATTCATTTAAGGGCTGATCATGGCAGACATCGTTCAATCTTTGTTTGGTATCACTCCCGAGTCATACCAACAAGCACAGGCTGCACAAGCAGATCGGATGGCGCTTGAGTACGCACAACTCAAGCCTCTACAGCAGGCTCAGTTTGCCATTGGTCGTGGTGCTTATCAGTTGGCTGGTGCCTTGGGTGGTGAAGATCCGCAACTGCGAATGGTTAGCACTCGCAATGCTATTGCTAAACAGATTGACTACACCAATCCAGAGTCTATGGCTGCTGGCATCCAAGCTCTTTCGCAGGCTGGTGACACGGTTGGTGCTATGCAGTTGTCTGATGTGCTTAGAAAAATGCAAAGCGAGATGGCCTTGCGTGGTCAAAGACAGGCTGCTACTCAAGCCTCTTTGGCTCAGGCGGGTGAAGCTGAGGAAAAAGCAAGAGCTGCAAGAATTTCTGCTGATCAAAAAGAAGAATTGCGTAAACAACTAAACGCACTTGGTCCAGAAGCAACAGACGAACAAGTTTTGGGTGTTCTTACAAAGTATGGAGATCCTGAAAAGGTTCTCGGTGCGTTACAGACAAGAGAGGGCCGTAGAGAAAACTTGGCTTTCCGTGCAGAACAAGCGCAACAGCAACGTGACTTTCTAGCGCAGCAAGCAGAACTCGCCCGACAAGCCCGTGAACAGCAGGCTGAGCAGCAAAGAATTTCTACTTTGGAAGCCGCTCGTGTTGCTGCTGAGGCGCGAGTTGAAGCCGCCAGGGAGCGTAGAGCAAGTCAACTTGAGATTGAACAAATACGACAAGAAAATAGAAGGCAACTTGCCTCCCTTGCTGCATCTTTGAAGAGTCCGAAAGCATTGCCTGCTGGTCTACAAAAAGAAGAAGACAAAGATTTGGAGCTTATTGACAACTTTGAGGCTCGCAAAGAAACGCTTGCTCCTGCTATTCAGGCTCTAACTCCTGATCCGAAGACAAACAAGCCGTTCTTAGAGCTTGGTCCGCTTGCTAATGCACGGTATCTGGCTCAAAACGTTGCTGGTAACTCTACCGACCAAAGCCGAGCTTTTGCTAATTTGCAAAGGGCTGTGCAAGAGGCAACCAACTTGAAGACTGATGCTGCAAAAGGTGTTCAGACTGACAAAGACGTTTTGCGCTTTGCTAATGAGTTGATTGCTGCGTTTGGTAAATACGATACAAAGACTACTTTAGATGCGCTGACCAACTTCCGTAATGCCACCGAAAAGGCCCAAGATCGAACCAGAACTCGATTGGAAAGTCGCAGGGAGTCTCAAGGTGTATCTCCGTACTTTGGAGTTAATCGTCCTCGTCCAGCTGCGCCAAGTCAAGCAACGCCATCGGTAACAATTCCTCAACAGGCTATTGATTACTTGCGTCAAAACCCAAGCCTGAAGGCAGATTTTGATAAAAAATATGGTGCTGGTCAGGCTGATCGTGTACTTGGAGAAAAGTAATGTCTAATCCATTTGATCAGTTTGACACCAAGTCACAAACTTCATTTGATCAGTTTGATGTTGGCGCACAAGAACCAGTACCGCAGCCACGGCAACAAACGACTTCTGAAGCTCTAGCAAGAGGTCCGGGTCTTGCAACTAGGGCGGTCATTACTGGCTTTTCTGCTCCTGTTACTACGGTTACTGATTTCCTGAGTGGTGCATACAACCTTGGCGCTGGTCTACTTGGCTCTCAAAGTCGTATGCCTTACCTGTCACAAATGCAGCAACAGGGATTGACGCAAATGGGATTGCCTGCGCCTGAAACTGGTGCAGAGCGTGCTGCTCAGGCTGGTATGCAAGCATTGACGGGTGCGGCTGGTGCTGCTCGTGCTGCTCCAGCAGCGTTTGGAGGCGATCTCGCAAGGCAACTTCCTGCTTCTGCTGCGGCTGCTACTGTTGCCCAACCTGTTGCCGAAGAGGTCAAAGAAATAACCGGCAGTGATCTTGCAGCTTTAGTGGCTGGAGTCGGTGTCGCTGGTGCTGTTGGTCAGTCTGCTGGAAACATTGCTGGCCGTATTGCGTCGGGCAAACAACCTGCTCCGCCAACCATGCAGCAGGTTCAAGAAAGCGCCCAGCGTAACTACAGAAAAGTTGCTGATCTTGGCATCAAGTTGAATCAAACATCAGCAAACGAGCTTGTTGACAAAATCAGGGTCCGTCTTGATGCTGTTGACTATCTGCCAGAAAATGCTCCAGCGGTTGCCAACACCCTTAAAAAGTACCAAAGCATCGTCGAACGTGGCGATGTTTCTTTTAGCGATGTTGACCAGATGCGCCGTCTTGCCAATGTCTTGTTATCTGATCAAGACAAGAACGTGAGAAGGCTTGGCAAAGAGGTTATTGGCGGTATTGATGACTATGTGGCTAATCTTTCGCCAAAGAACGTCACTTCTGGCGCTGGCGGCATTGATGAGGCTGTAAAAACGCTTGCTGCTGCCCGTAAGGATTGGCGAAACCTAAGCAGAGCTACGACTTTGCAGGACATTCTCGATACAGCAGAAGCTCGTGCATTGCGTCCTACGGCATCAGAAAGCGAACTTATCCGCACTGGCTTTATCAATCTTGCTGCCAACAAAGAAAAGATGCGCCTCTTCAACGAGAATGAGCGTAACGCAATCCGTGCTGTTGCTAATGGCGGCAAATTGGACAACTTCCTTTCGTTGCTGGCTAGGTTTAACCCACAACGTAGCCAGTTGATTACTGGTGGTATTGGCGCTGCTGGTGTTACTAGCCCAGAAACACTCATGTACACCGTTCCAACTGCTGCTGCTGGCTTTGCGGCTGACCAGTTACAAGCTGCATTGCGCCAACGGGCTGCACAACGAGCGGTTGGTGGTTTGTTGAGCGGTCAAACTCCTGCGCCGCTTCCATCCATGTATGGCCGTGGCGTAGCTAGTACCTTGTTGACACAACCTCCTTTGGAGTAATCAATGCTATCTCTCATCTCTACCCTTGGTGGCCTACTGATCTCTGGCTTGCCAAAGCTCTTGGAGTTCTTCCAGAACAAAGCAGATCAGAAGCACGAACTGGCACTAGCCAAGATTCAGACTGAGAGAGAGCTTGCTCTGGCTGCTCAGGGCTTTGCAGCACAGCAAAGGATTGAGGAGATCCGCACGGAGCAGGTCATGATGCAGAGCGAGGCCCAGATGACCGAGGCTGCTCTAAAGCACGATGAGAAGGTGCTGGAGAAGGCAAGCAGGTGGGTGGCGAACTACATTGGCACGGTTCGTCCTACTGTGACCTACATCTTCGTGATCGAACTTGTGCTGATCAACGCCTTTTTGTGTTACTACCTATATGCCAATCCAGGCATGGTAGACAGCATTGATGATGTTTTGAAATACGCCGACATCATCTTTAGCCCAGATGAGATGGCTATGTTGGGTGGAATTATTGGATTTTGGTTCGGGTCGCGTAACTGGGCTAAGAAATGAAGCTATCCAAGGCCGGTGTAGACCTCATGCACCGCTTTGAGGGTTGTAGGAACAAGCCGTATCTCTGCCCAGCGCATATCTGGACAATCGGATACGGTCATGTCCTATACCAAGATCAGATCCGTTTACCGATGGTTGCGACTGATGGTAAGACGGCTCGTAAGGACTATCCTTTAAAACCGGAGGATGCGCGTGTCTGGAGCAAAGCGGAGATCGATGAACTATTCACGGTTGATGTCGCAAGTTTTGAACGTGGTGTTCTACGACTTGTTCCCGGCGTTGTTGGCCGTCAAGGCGCTTTTGACGCTCTTGTCTCTTTCGCCTTTAACGCTGGGCTAGGGAACCTACAGAGATCAACTATCCGCATGAAGGCTAACCGTGGCGATTGGGAAGGTGCTGCGGAGGCATTCATGTCTTGGACCAAGGGTGGCGGCAAGGAGCTTCCTGGCCTTGTGCGCCGCCGCAAAGCAGAGATCGAATTATTCTTGTCATAGATGAGCAGAACAATGGGCAGTTATGGCAAAACCGCAAAACAGGCCTACTGTAGAGCAGGCTTTAGAGTTCGACGAATGCGTTAAACACTGGCAGACAGTCCTCAATCTAATGGATTGGAGACTAGAGCGCAGTATGAAGCCAGCCAAGGGCGCTATGGCTTCTATGCAGTGCGATAACCAAGCCAGACTAGGCACCTACCAGCTGGGTGACTTTGGCGCTTCTCCAATCAACAGCGAAACGCTGTCCATGACGGCACTCCACGAGTGCTTGCACGTTTTCCTATACGACCTGATAACAACAGCCCAAGATAGGTCAGCGACTCCCGAGGACTTGGAGTCTGTGGAGCATCGCGTAATCAACGTACTAGAGAGGGCACTATATGCCAAAGCCGGTTGTCAGTGAAGAAGAATTTATTGAGCTTTGGGATAAGTATCAATCGCCTGTCAAGATCGCTCGGATTCTTGGTGTCTCTGAGCGCGGCATCATGGCCCGTCGCAACAGGATTGAGAACAAAACCCAACAACTGCTGATAACGAGATCTGCTTCTGGGAACACAACAGGCCAGACTGAATCTGTTCAGCCATCAATGGCAAGGCATCATCTTGGCATTGAGAATGGGACTGTTTTGGTGTTCTCTGATGCCCATTTCTGGCCTGGGATCAGGTCTACTGCGTTCAAGGGATTGCTTTGGGCTATCAAGGAGCTAAAGCCAAAAGCTATCATCAATAATGGCGACGCATTTGACGGATCTGCCATCAGTAGATTCCCCAGGATCGGGTGGGATTCCAAGCCGACCGTCATTCAGGAACTACGCGCTTGTGAGGCTAGCCTGGGCGAGATTGAGGATGCCTCTAAGGATGCCAAGCTGGTCTGGGCTTTGGGCAACCATGACGCTCGGTTTGAGAACCGCTTGGCCAACACAGTACCTGAATACATGGCTGTGGGTGGTTTTAAGCTATCGGATCACTTCCCTGCCTGGGTTCCATGCTGGTCATGCTGGCCGACAGAAAACGTAGTCGTCAAGCACAGGTTCAAGGGAGGGCTTCATGCCACCCATAACAACACGGTTAACGCTGGTCTAAACATCGTTACTGGGCACTTGCACAGCCTCAAAGTGACCCCGTTTGCTGATTACGCCGGGAATAGGTTTGGCGTTGATACGGGCACTCTAGCGGAGACTGATGGACCCCAATTCACGGACTATCTTGAGGACAATCCTGTGAACTGGAGGTCTGGGTTTTCCGTGCTGACCTTCCACAATGGTAGGTTGCTGTGGCCTGAGCTTGTTCACCGCTGGGCTAAAGACAAGATTGAGTTCAGAGGCAAGGTTATCGACGTTGGCTCTCTATAAGCAATTTGCGATAAGATTCCATTGCGGCCCTGACATCCATCCGTAGGGCTTCTATTTGCTCTTCTTGAGCCTTCATGCGCTCATGAGCCTGTTTAGCGAACTGAACTAGAGTCTCCGTCTTCCATGTTGCGAAGTCTGGGCCTTCCACGAGGCTTAGATGTGATTTCCCGCTCTTCAGTGGTGAAACGATGCTCATTACCGCACTCTCTGGATCTTTGGACGATCCCGTTCTTCTGTCTGGTGTCCTTTACTAGGCTCCACGCTCCGCACTTGGGGCATTTCATTTAGTGGTTTCCATCCGAATTTTCGCCATGTCTCTTGGACATTGGTCGCTGCCGAGTTGATGTACTTAAAATTTGGGTCAAGAATTCTAGACTTCATTTCTGGTCCTTATAGGGAAACCCGCCTTCCCAGTCGTCGAACAAAGGAATGGGGTCTTGCCCCCTTTCACGGATTGCAGCAGCGCATTCATCTGCATAACAGCCTTCCCATCCGTGTTGATCAGATAACGTATCACAAACCTTCACACACGCCTCACGTTCGGCTGCGGCTACAAGGGCGGCGAAGCGTTCTATTTGCTCCATAGTAGTTAGTCTGAAGTCGAAAGGGTTGTCGTTGGAATGGTCAATGATGGCTTCCTGCACCATTGCAATGATGTCATCACGGGTCATGGTTTTATCCTGGCCCTGATAGCCTCAGCGGCTGGACTAACCCATTCCCACTTGCCTTTAATTTGACGTAGCTCATGTTTGCGCTCATTCTGGTCGGCAATCTCTGCACAGATCTTGCGCTCGATGTTCAGAATCTCGTTAGCAAATGCGTGAACTTCCTTGTGCTTGCGCCATATGTCAACAATGTCGCTGTCTCTCATTTCTTGCCTTTCTTCTCAATAGTCCTCTTGTGAGGCGTCATTTCAGCCATTTCTAGGGTCATTGCTTCTGGATTGGTGCCTTTGTAAGCCCCAACCCGAGTAGCGTATGACTTGCTTGGCTCTACGCCAGATAAACGTCTTGCATTGACGACCCGACTAGCCTGATAGGAGGTCTTTCTGGATCGCTCCAGGTCTTTCAGGCTAATCTGGGCCTTGTAATTGGGATCAAATGGGTTCATCAAAAGCAGTTGGTCGAACAGCTAGGTCCATAGCAACAGGTTGTACAAGTCACCATCCGTCCGTTAATCACGTAGGTATGAGTCGAGCATTGTGCCCATGCACCAGTGGTTACAAGGGCGATTCCAAGGGCTGCGAGTACTTTTTTCATGCTGGTTCCTTTTTGAACTGTGTAAGGGCATCAATGAACTGTTCTAGCTGACAATCATCAAGATTGATGTAGATATATCCTCCTGGGACATACAAAGCCACAACCGTCTTGTTGTCAAATGATTGGGTAATAAAGATACTTTTCATATCACCCAGGCTAATTGAAGATTCTTTTCGTGTTTCAGTCATACTTCCTCCAGTTTATAAAACCATCTCTCGCCCCTGCGCTGACAAGAGATACCGATGCCGTTTTGACGCAGTTCGGCAATGATTGAATTCACCGCACAGACGTTTGCCTGTTTGATGATGTCCAGAGTGGAGAATTCCCCACCCTGAAGCAGCAGATCACGGACCCTATTAAGGCGATCCGATTTCTCTAGGCTTGCTGCTTTCATGATTAAAAGGGCAAGTCTTCTTCAAACTCGGGCTTGGCCTGTCGTACTGGACGGGCCTGCTGATCCTCCTTTTTGGGATCGTTCAGGTAGGCCCAGCCATCCCAGCCACCCTCTTTAAGCGGGATCGTGTCCAGCTTGAGCATGGCACCGTTCTTGGTGTCAATGATGCTGCCGATGCGGGTGTATCGCTTCTTGACCTCGCCCTGGGCGTTTTTGTACTCGCCCGTAACGCAGGAAATCTCTTTCAGAACTTTACTCATTTCATTCTCCAATCTTCTGTTTCAACGATTGCACTTTTTCCTCTACTTCGCAAAGGAACTTCTTGACCTCAGTTTCAGCTTCTGCCAACCATCTGTCATCCCGATTTACCCTATGTATAACCAACTGAATTTTTTGTGGAAAACGTGGGTCAAAAACAACATAGTCGCACCAGGGTCTGTCGGCGCACCTCATTTGCCACTGCATCTGGGCAAAGTACTTGCCAGCAACAGGGTTTTGGGATAGCAGCACTTCAAGGAAGGTTGCCGATTCTGGACACTTGATCTCTACCATACCGTCCTCTACGAGGCCATCAGGAGACGCTCCAGCCATTGGAATTGTCGGATGAGGGATAAACCCCACCTCTTCCACCAAAACGCCTCTATGGGCCTCGTAAGCGGCTCTAGCGAAGGCTTCCTGCTCGATACCAAACTGCATGGCTGCATTGGTGTAGGAATCGGCTTTTTGGCCTGTAATGCGCTCTAGGACTAGCTGGGTCAGGTAATGACCCCGATCAGCCCCGTAGCCGGTCTTGGTTTTGGCTAGCACTTTGTGCAAGTTGCTGGCCGTGACTTTGCCAATTCTCTGTTGGAGCCATGCGTCTGTGCGTTGGTCAGCCATTTGACTGCCTCGCTTTCAGCATAGCGTCTGCCATTGCGTAAGAATCGACAGCACAGGATTCATAGGTGACAAATCGATCCGATGTAATAAAGCTCTGCATCACCCTGGCCGCGAAGTAGTCTCGCAGACTCATCCCGGTAAAAGCATGGGTTCCGTCAAACGGGAAAGCTGGTCCTCCTGTGTCTTTCATGCTGCTTTCTCCTGCTTGGCACGGGCAATACGGGCGGTCTTAGCCTCGATCACCTTCTTGATGGACTCCTGATGGCCCTGGCAAGCCTCGTAGGCCTGTTTGTAGACCGTCTGAAGCTCTTCACCAGTCACTGTGGCCTCGATAGCTGACAGCCAGTCTGTAACGTCAGGGGCATCGCCTTCGGGCAGGTCTTCACCGGCATAGATGTACAGACCCAGGCCATGCAGACTCAGAGCTTTAGTCATGCAGCGCATGATGGCCGTATTGACTTGGAAGGCGTCTGGATTCGGGATAGCTTTGTTGCGGTGATCCATGACTGGAAGCTGGCAGGTCATTGCCTTGCCAAAGATCGTCACAGTGACCCAGACGATTGCAGTGCCTCCTGGCAGGGTCATGAACGGCTCTTCGGTGTACTGATCGCGCTTGAACGTCTCGACCTTGAATGTGGCTGTTGGATCAGCTTTCAGGGCTTCAGCCCAAGCCCATGCCCAACTTAGGTAGGTCAGGCCATTCTTGCGCTCTGTTTTTTCGTTGACGTTGATTTTTAAAAGTTCAGAGATACTCATTTGCGGCTCCTTTATAAGCAACTAATGCGGCTTCCAGTTCTTTAAAATATCCTACATAGATGCGTTTTTTGTTTCGCCTAATCTGAACAACGTATCCACCAGCAACATGAGGGCTCACACAAAGATGTTTAGTCTTTGAATTTTTTTGTGCTCCAGATCTATTTGCCATGTTCTCACTTTGAGAAACATCTCGTAGATTTATCCACCTGTTGTCATTCTTGACGCCATTGATATGATCAACAACGCCAGTTGGTAGGTTGCCGCGCATAAACAAAAAAGCTAGGCGATGCGCGTAAAATCTACGACCACACAAAAAAATTGTGTGATATCCGTTATTGTGTTGACTTCCTGCTATGGATCCAGCGGCTTTGTTGCCGCGCTTCATACGCCAGGTAAATAATCCTGTATCTGGGTTGTATGATAGATGCTCATTTACGTTAGTCTTGAGCAGGTTCTCGATACTCATTTTC